CGACGCGCTGTTTGACGCACATCAATTTGTTCGTTGAAAGCGTCAATAATAATCTTTCGAACTGCTAAACGGGTTAAGTCATCAATGCTAGTAATCAACTGTCCAGCGCGATTAGCGGCAAAGGCTAAGGAGTTTGGATTAGTTTTATTAAAAGACATACCAAAGGCAACGGTTGGCGGATTCGGACTTGCCCACGCTGGAACCTTAGAAAAATCCATGTTAGCCATTGGCGCTTTATTTGTAATCTTTACGGGCTTTGGAATAAATGCTGGCAAAGCCAATTGAGGGGCAATGCTTTTAATTTGTTGAATTGCCTCTGTACCACCTAAATCAATTGAATCCATAAGTGCGGATTCAATCTTTTTTCTATCCCCGTTAATTGAGATAGCGTTCAACAAACGGTTCAAAGTATCAGGGTCAAGGCGTTCAATGATTCGTGCTAATTCCTCAACATTGATTTTATTTGTTGCACGGATAATCGAATTGTAAAGAACTCGCGCTAAGGCTTGCTCTTCTACTGTAAGAGAAAACCGACGATTAGGGTCTTTGCCAAAAATGAGTGGCATAAGTTATTCCAAATCGCCGTCTAATTCTTCCGCATCTTCAGGAACTTTTAACTCTCCTGGTTCAAATCCAGAAGTTTCTGGTTCGCCACCGTCAGGCATTGGAGGCATACCAAAGTTTGCTCCGCCTGTTTCTGATGGTGGTAATCCAGCCAAATCGCGTAAGTAATCTTCCAACTTAGGGTCTGGCATGAGAACGCCAGCCTGAGCCAACTTAGTTACAAAGTCTGCAATCTCGGTCAAATCAACATGGCTTACTTCACCGTATGTTAGATAAGGAGCGCGAGAAACATCCATGCCGTTTAATTTCATAAGGCGTGGAATCGCATACTGATTAAATACCTCAGCAATGTTTTTAGCGATTGAATCAACTGACATTGACCATAAATCCATCTTGGATGCACCAAGGGCATAAGAGCCAACTCGGTCTGAACCTAGAAGAATAAAGTCTGAAAGGATAGACATAGACATACGCTGGTCATAGCGTTGAATTACTTTGTCTGTATCGAACTGACGAGAACCGCCTGATGAAAGCAATTGCAAATCAAAAATCTTATGTCCAGCATCGTCGTACATTGCTGGCAAAACAATTCCTTCTTGCTCGTTTCGCTTGATAGAAGTAACAATCGCTTGGATAGATGCGAGAACTGCCATCTGTTCCACACTTGCAGAAGAGGAAAGGTACTCAGGTGGTACATAGGCGATAGGCAATCCTGCTAAATCACGCTCGATACCAATGGCTTCAATTTCTTCAATACGGCGCTTAAAATACCAAGGACGGTAGGCATTACGAAGAAGTGAGCGACCTTCAGGGTTATTTTTTTGTGAATTCGTACGGAAAAGCAAAGCCTTCTCGATTGGAATGATGTAAGTGCCACCCGATGAAGGGTCTGTCTGCACCATGGCTTGAATTCCGCCATCCTCGTCAATCTCCCAACGAAACAAAGTCTCTTGAGCGCGGATAGGCATTTTACGCCAACCAATTTTGCCATCATCATGCTTTGATTTTTTGGTAGGGTCTTTAGCATCTCCACCGCGAACTTTGTAAACAATCTCGTGATAAGAAAAACCAAAGACAAGCATTGAAAGCATTTGAGATAAAGTTGAATCCCAAGAATCTGACATATCGTGTAAACAAGATTCGATAAATACTGCCGCTTCTTTATCTTCTGGGTTTACTTCACCATCTGCTGAATCATCTGAGAATGGGTCTACTCGCCATTCAAGTCGCGTAATAACTTTCTCAATCGCATAAAGCATCGAGCCGATTGTTGGGTCGTTATCAGCCATCTCGCGATAAATCTTTGAACCGCGAATACCGCGAAGATTGACAAGAAATTCTTCAAAGACTGTTCCGCCTGAGCGTCGTAATCCCGTTGCGCCAATTTCTTTTAGGTCAGGTCTCTCTGCCATGTTACCTCTGTCCTACTCTTTGTGGGCTAAGCCAACGACGATTTTTATTGCCTGTTCTTCATCGAATCCTGCATTTTTCAATTCCAAGAATAACTCATGGGTTTGAATTGCAAAAGCACCAAGAACAGACACAACACCCTCACCATTAGAAGCAAAGTTGTCGTACACCCGTAGATTATAGCGCGAGTTGGATTTCGGCTTTTTCTCCATCTAAGATAAATTCAAATGCGTTCAAGCGAAGGTTTGCAGTTTCAATTGCTAACTTACGAGCCAAATCCAAAGTTCCAGCATGAGCATATTCACGCTCTTCGAGGATTCCACCAATTGCATCAAAGCGCTTGAAGAAAATCTTAAAAGGCAATTCATTAACTCCAGTAGTCAAATGCACTTCGACATATTCTTTCGGAGCAATCTCGGTTGAAACATATGGACGACCTTCAGGCGAGACAACAGTTTTGCTACCAGCGATGACGCTAGTGAGCGAATCAGTCCATGCCATTACTAACTCCCATCAATAGATTTACAACCCCTATCATACTCTATGGCGGTTAGAAAGGCGCGGTCTCTGATAGTGGCTTGCTCCATGGGTCGAACTCGGTGACGACTGAATCGGCATCTTGGCGCTCGACGAATGAGACAGACGCCGAATGACGCTTGAGGTCTACCCCGACATTAAAGGCTGTGACGGCAATCTTGGAGCGCTTAGCCCCTGAATCTTTATCATCCCAGTTTTCTTGAACTGCCGTGCCTACGACAATGACCGATGCGCCTTTGCGTAGGGATTCGCTTACATTTTCTGCAAGTTTATTCCAGCACTTGATATTCCAAAAAGTTACATCCTTGCTTTCCCATTGTCCCGTGGTTTCATTCTTTGTACTCTTTGATGAAACTACTGTGAAAGATGCAACTGCCTTACCTTGCGGTGTGAACTTTAGTTCTGGGTCTGCACTTAGATTGCCTGTGATTGTTAGCGTTGTCATTCTGTTGCCCTATCTCGTAGAAGTGGTTTTGCGATTATATTTAGTTTTGTTCTTAACTTAATTCGTTCTCTTGTCGATGTACCGCCCCATATTCCTAATACAGAATACTGAAGCGCGTACTCTAAACAATCCTTTTTTACTACACAGGACTGACAAATTTGTTTTGCAATCCTGTTTTCATTTGAGAAAGTTTTATTTTCTGGAAAAAAATAATCTGTATCAATCCCCCAACAACTCGCCCCCTCGAAATTCCAAGGCTTCTTCACTTGTGACAATTAATTCCTCTCCAACAATTAAACGATGCGGTGCTTCAGGCAGTAACTTAGCCAAAATTCTTCCGTTGCGCCATAACTTGCCAGCGGCAACTCCATCGTAAAAGTTTTTCTGAGGCTCAAGTAGAGAGTTACAGTTATCCCAATATGCACAGCCTTTACAAATATTTAATGCGGGTTGAGCCAATTCAATTTGATGTTGGTCGAACATAACTGGCTCGGCATCTTTGCAAGGCGCATGTTCGATAAATGAAATTAAACTCATGTAGAAATTATGGCATATTTTTTGTTAAATCTGTGGCAACGACACCAAATCGTTCTTCAAGAAGTTTTACTAAAAGAGCGAGCCGTTCTTCTTCAGCCTTCCTTTGGTTTATCGCTATCTTTGAATCTGACTTCATTATCGCCCCATTCCTTTAGTGCGTGATGCAGTAATCCTTCTTGTCGCCAATCAGGATTTAAGTCATCGGCAAGGGTGAGTGTCCAGTAATCGCTACCTTCAGCACCATCGCCCATCCACTCGGAGACTAAAACCCAGCCCGTACAAATTGCTGGCTCAATAAAGGCGACGCGCCCGATTTCGGCGAGCGCGTCGTCTATTACTGAAGGTTTCTTCATTTCATCTGTCATGAGAAGAGGCTAGTAGTAAAAATTTCTTTGCCAGAATCGCCACGCCGTGCATGGGTCAGAATATCTACTCTCGATATAAATGAACCCGCGTTCGATTTGCTTCTCTACGGTGAACTTAGGGTCTAGTCCTAAGATTTGCGGAATTCCGCCAGCATGGAGGGCTTCTCCATTTTGATACACAGGTGTTTTATTGTAAGCATTGGGACGCCAGTTTGATTCTTTTGTCCACAGCGATTCAAGGCATTGCCATTGACTCTCTGTTTTCCAGCCGTATAAACCCATAGTGTTTTTTGCATAAACCTTTGCGACTTCAGGTTCTCTTTGAATAGGTTGAGGTTCTACAATCTCAACTATTGATTCTTCCGCGTAGGCTTTTGGGTCTGGCGGAATGTGTAGTGGATTGAAGATAACAAGTCCAGCAATAAAAAATGCGATTGGAATTGGTTTTAAGAGTTTTTCATAAGTGCGCATATTCCTCCATTGTTCGGAGCAAACATTCATCGCTACTGGATGTAGCGCCTCTTGGTGTCAGTATCGGACTGACATCGCTTTTGAGATGTTAGGGTTTTGCGAACCAACATAAAGGTAGCAGATGATTCTCAATGGGTGTCAAGAGTTTAAGGCGCTCGGTGGGGGAGCAATATCACGCTAGAGAGAGGACGGACGCGCAATAAAGCATCAACCCCACCGAACTTGGGTACCCGAAAGGAAGAATACCCCATTTACTGATTATGTGTTTTCACACATAAGGTTCACCCACTAGGAACGAATTAGCGTTCCTAGTGGGTGAATTTTATTTAGTCGAGGCGACTGCCGATTCTTGCGTCGATTCCGTAACTCTGGAGAACCGTAGCGAAGGCTCTGGCATAAGCGGTCTTTCGGTCTATTGATTGACCGAATTCGCTCACCCAGATTTCATAACCCTTGTGGTAACTTTTGCTACCGATACCGATTGACTTGAGGTAGGTAACGAAGGCTCCTCGCGCTGGCGAGATATTCACCCAAGCGAATCCGCAAAGTCCGTCAAGGA